TGAATAGTGATGATAGGTATTTTGCCTCCTCTTCTCCACATGCATGACATGACATACGCAACTTCTCTTTGGTTCGATGCTTTGCTCGGTCTGGCCTGACATACACACTACACTTGATAGACTCACCTGATACACACAAATATTGCGTGTCTTCGTTATCATTGTTTCCATGCATAAGGGTTTTTCCTCTCGTATTTAATCATTTGGTTCGCTACAAAGATAGTCCAAATAGATGCAAAACTGAACCCATATAGCCATAGACAATACCAATTGCCATAGGATTGTATTTCGCTTTTTGCATCCCATACGCTGACATAATCATACATACATATTCCTTTCTTGGTTAGTTACTGATTACTGAAATTGAAAACATATAAGATAAAGTGATTGCGAGGATTAAGAATAGAATCCATTCGACTGGTGTTTTTGGCATGATACGTGCTCCTTTTTTTAGTGGATAATTCGTAGATAATTAGATTGGATAATTAGAGGCCAATGGATATAAGGCTCTCGAGTAATTATCTAGAAATCTGATTTTTTTTTAGGACATGGCGTATTATGACCATGTATGTAAATTCACACACAATTACACGCAACACATTACATATATTTTTACTATGCGTATCCTATTATTTACTAGATAAATAGATAAATAGATAATTAGAAGAAGTATGTTGTTGATTTATATGGGAAATGTGTGAAAAAAAGCTGGATAATTACAAAAGCAATTCTAGATAATTTGATAATTATAATTAAATCAATGACTTACTGTTTCTTGGGTTTAACTGCAGGACTTAGCACATGGCAATTAATCATGTGATTACTACGAACACCGAAAGTCCGAGCCATCTCGCCTACATGGAAACTGTTGGTGACTCTGAGTGTTGGAACTTTTGATGGGTGATACTTACCAATCGTGCCAACTTTTAGTGTGAGAGGATAACGAGATGTTGAAATACCATTAACTATTAAATGTGTTTTACGCATGGATACTCCAAGAGAATAAAAAAAGGGGAGCATAAAAGCCCCCCTACTGTTTTAAACTACACACCATTACTCTGCTTGTTCTACTACTTTACCCTCACCAGCATCAACCAAAGACTCTTCTACAATTCTGTGAACCACACCGAATACGAAAGCCTTTTGCCCTTTTAACTCTTTACCAGACTTGAGCACAGCATTACTTACAGCAAGACACAAGTTAATTAACTGCTCTTTTTTGATAGCACCATTTTCGGGTATCATTCCTGATACATAGGGAACGGCAGACTTAGCAACCAAACCACAACCAAGTATATCGTTTACGATAGGGCGATAAGTCCCATTTTGCAACCAAGTTAAATATGCAGTAGCACCAATTTGCTGACGAACATCACGACTTGCGAAAGCGATTGCCCGTGCAAATGAGCCTGTTTTGCCTGTTTTGTGAGATAAAACTACATCAGTAGTGCCGTTTACTAAAGCGATAGCATTTGACATATAAAGCCTTTCTTTGTTTTGGGTTGAACATCATCAAATATACTCAAAATGAATACACTTGAAAATGCTCTCATGATGTTATGGTTCAACGAGGTTCGACCTATTGAATTTACATCATGAAAGCCAAAACATTAATCATCATGAGCCTAGACATGCTTACCATGATGTAACACTAAATTTTTAAAGAATGAGAGAACGAATCTACCCCAAACCGATAACCCTATTTAATCCCCTTGCATATTGTGAAAGCCTAAGCCTTACAATAATCCCTTGGATAACACACAAGAAAAGTGCGAAGGGGATAAGATTACCGAATTGTTAATGAGCAGAGCCGAAGCCCGTATATCTACTGCCCTGAGTCCGTTTATGACGCTAGACCTGACGGGTAGGGGGGAGGGACAAGGGGCTTGGGGGGTGGGGTGGTGCTTTAGGTGTTGCGCATAACGGGCCCCCTATTTTTAGCATATACACACGTTTTAGCCTTTGCAGTGTCATAAAATTACCTTTACAATTAATGGGGGTGGTCAAGTAGCCATTGAAGGATGCAGTAAGTTACGTATTTTGCTACTTTCTATGTAACGGTTAGTAACTGCCAAATTCACACCCTATCCTATACTGCACAGAGGAGTTTCATGAGTTCTTGGCTTATTATTCTTACAGGTGTGATTTACGCTTACATAGCTGCTGAGCAAGGAATAAAAGGAAATATTTCAATGGCAGTAGTGTATAGTGGGTATTCTTTCTCGAATTTAGGGCTTTACTTACTGGCAACTAAATAACATGACTACTATCCTTGGCGATTGGAAACAAAAAGTATTAGTGGCAGATAGTCAATTTTCAGACACCGACACTGGCATTAAATATTTTGAAGATAAGGTGTTTGCAATAGATGGTGGGTGGATTGGTGTTGCTGGTAACTATGTAGACGCAGAAAAAGTTATAGAGTTTTTAAATAAAAAAAGTAAAGTAAAACCAAAGCTAAAGTCAGATAGTTCGTTTTTAAAGCTTACAAATGAGGGTTTGTTTTCCTGTGGGGATGACCTCGAATGGGAAAGAGTTAGAACTTTCATGGCTATTGGCAGTGGGGCTATGGCAGCAGAGGTTTGTATGCGCATGGGGTTAACGCCCGAAGATTCAGTAAAATGGGCTTGTAATGTGGATTTAATGAGCCACGAGCCTGTTAAAACTTACCCCCTGTAAAAATGCCATACAAAGATCCTGCGGTTAGAAAGTTAAAACATGCAGAGTATTCAAAAAAGTACTATGAAAAAAATAAACCCCAAGAAAGAATCAGACTAGCCAAAACAAAAAAAGAAAGAAGAGCCGAATGGACTGCCTTCAAAGCTACCCTTAGGTGCGAAAGATGTGGAGAAGACCACCCAGCGACTTTTGACTTTCATCATGTAAACCCTGAAGAAAAAGAGGATGACCTTAGTACATTAATAACCGGTGGTAAATTTACTAAAGCGTATAAAGAATTAAAAAAATGTATTGTGTTATGCTCAAACTGCCATCGGATACATCACTATGAAGAAAATTTAAAAAAGAAAAAAACTTGACAATACGCATACACACGGTATACTCAGATTAACCACAGCAAAGGAGAATTAAAATGTTAGAAAAACTAAGGAATTTGTTTAAAGGTAAAGAATCTAAAAAAGAAGAAGTTGCTGAGAAAAAAATGCCTTCTAGGATTTATGCTAAAGGCGAAAAGATGGAAGCCAAAGCAATGCCTGCTAGAAAAGTTACTCCTAAAGTTACAGCAAAAACAGTAGCTACTAAGTCGACTCGCAGAGGTAAATAACATGGCGACTAAGACAGGCTTATATGCAAACATTAATGCAAAGCGTAAAAGGATTTCTGAAGGATCTGGCGAGAAGATGCGGAAAGCAGGAGCCAAAGGAGCCCCCTCCGCTATGGATTTCGTCAATTCAGCAAAAACGGCTAAAAAGGAAAAAAAGTGAAACGTCATAATTTTTTCTTACCAGAAGAACTTGTTGCACAGTTAAAAGCTGAAGCAGACATTATGAAAATTACGTTTTCTGAAGTTATTCGTAAAGCCCTTAAAAAATTCATAGATGAACGAAGAGCTCAAAGACCTAACCAACCCTGATCGCTTTAGAGATATTCCCCCCGGGTTAGTAGCTTCGATTGCTGCTGGGCTGGAAGATCCTAAAGAAATTGCCTCTCGTCATGGAATATATGGTGAAGCATGGGATAAGTTGTCTACATGGAAACCATTTCTTGATGCAATAGCTGAACAACGGGCTGAATTTGAGAAGTCTGGGTATACGTTCCGTGTAAAAGCGGCAATGAAAGCAGATGTTTTAGCTGATCAGTTGTTTGTACAAGCGTTAAGTCATGAAGCTACACTAGGGCAGAAACTAGAAACCATGAAAACGTTTGCCAAACTAGGTGATTTAGAGCCAAAAACAAGCATTCAGGCGCAAGCAGGGCCGGGATTTTCTATAAGTATCAATTTTTCTACCCCACAACCGGGTTTAATAGATAAAAAAACGCTAGATGTTAGCCCTAAAATTATTGAAAATATAGAAGAAAAAACAGTAAAAAAGGCCGAAAAAGTAACAAAAACGATAAAAAAAGCTAAAAAATGACTCATTTAAGCTATACACCACCTAAATCAGTAGAACCGTTTTTACAGTCAGAAGCGTTCATTTCACTAGTAGTTGGGCCTGTCGGTAGTACAAAAACCACTGCTGGTATAATGAAAATTGCTTATCATGCTGCACAAATGGCCCCCTGCAGGGATGGGATACGTAGGTCTAGAGCGATTTGGGTTCGTAATACAAGAGAGCAGTTAAGAGATACGAGCATACCAGATGTGCTTAGATGGTACCCTGACGGTCAAGCTGGGGTGTTTGAGAAAACCAATTACAAATTTATATTAAAGTTTAATGATGTTGAATGTGAAATACTATTTCGTGGTCTGGATGATTCTAATGACGTACGTCGACTATTATCGTTACAAGCGTCTTTTGGCATCCTTGACGAATTTCGAGAAATTAACCCCGACATATTTAATGCACTACAAGGTCGTCTTGGTCGTTACCCTAGTAAGCTCGATAATACTGTGGGGTGTGTTACCAGCACTGGCGCTCCTAATGCTCACATATGGGGAATGACAAACCCTCCAGACATGGATACGTTTTGGGAACAGTTTTTATCTGACCCACCTAGAAATGCAGAAGTATTTTTTCAACCGAGTGGTCTTAGTGCTGAAGCAGACTGGGTAGACTTTTTACCTGACGGGTACTACGATAACTTAGCTGAAGGTAAGTCTGAGGACTGGGTAGACGTTTATATTAATGCCAAATTTGGTAAGTCGCTTAGTGGACAGCCTGTATTCCGTGCATTTGATACAGATACACACATATCGGAAAACCCACTGAATTACATAAAGTCTACAACACATCCGTTAATCATTGGAATGGACTTTGGGTTGACACCAGCTTGTACGATTAGTCAGGTAGATACGTTCGGTAGGTTTTTAACATATTCCGATATAATTTCTGATGGTATGGGTACTCTTAGGTTTGTTCGAGAAAAATTAAAACCGTTACTCGCCAACAAATTCCCGGGTATGCCCGTGTTAATAATCGGAGACCCTGCAGGTACGCAGAGAGCGCAGACAGATGAGCGTAGTGTATTTGATATTCTTAGGCAAGAAGGGTTTAGAGTTATCCCTGCTAGATCAAATTCTGTAGTAGCTCGGTTGTCAGCTGTAGATTCGTTGCTTACTAGAATTTCTGATGGTAAACCTGCCATGTTAATTGATCCGACTTGTAAAAATTTAATAAATGCGCTAAGAGGCGGATATAGGTATAAAATAAAGACTACGGGTGATGTTGATGATAAACCCGAAAAAAATAAGTACTCACACGTTGCAGATGCGTTCCAGTATGCGTGTTTACATGCGGATGGCAACTTGACGGGTGATGTTTTAAGTACTAAAAGAAAAGAAATACAGAGAAGTAATTATCTTTGGGTGTAAAATACTTGACAAGAACATGTATTAAAAGTATAAAGTCATATAACAACTTCACTTCTAGGCTATGCAAGCACTAAATATTACTAATGCTACTGCCCCGGGAACTACTGTTTTAGGTGGAATAGTCCCGATGAAATCAGTCAAACAGCTCCAAGAAGAGGAGCGTAGGGCAGCCGTCACTGCAAATAGTGAGCCGGTAATACAACAGCTTGCAGCTTATATTAAAGGCAAATGGATATATGCTCGTATGGCCAAAGAATATACGGTTGAGCAAAGAATGCTTAAATCAGTTCGTGCACGTCGTGGAGAATATGATCCAGACAAATTAGCACAGCTAAGAGAACAAAACTCTGCAACAATTTTTATGATGCTTACAAGTAATAAATGCCGTGCCGCTTCAAGCTGGTTACGGGATGTGTTGTTAACTGGAGCAGACGATAAACCTTGGAGTTTAAAGCCAAATCCAATTCCTGAGTTAGAGCCGGATATTATACAAGACTTAATGGCCAAAGCTCAACAGAAATTAGAAGAAATGTTGGCGCAAGGAATAAACCCAACAGACGTTGAAGTACGGCAGATGCTCTTAGATTTTAAAGACGAAGCTATGCGTCAACTTACTGATATTGCAAAAGAAACTGCTAGTCGCATGGAACGTAAAATGCATTCTCAGTTATTAGAAGGTGAATGGACTACAGCGTTTGCACAGTTTATTGATGACTTAGTTACATTCCCTTCAGCTATGTTAAAAGGCCCAGTAGTTCGTAACAAGCCAATGCTTAAGTGGGTTCAAGATAGACAAACGCAAGAATGGGGTTTAGATGTTCAAAATACACTAGCTCTTGAGTGGGAACGGGTTGATCCGTTCATGTTATACCCTGCTCCTGATGCGTCTGTTATTAATGACGGCTATTTAATTGAAAGACATAAGCTTTCCCGTGGTGATTTGGTTGAGATGATTAACGTTGACGGTTATAGTGACGGTGCGATTAGACAAGTTCTTGATGAATATGGTAAAGGTGGTTTGCGTGACTGGATTTATATTGACTTAACTAAAGCTAATGCTGAAGGTAAATCTACAGTTGCTGCAGGTCAAAACCCATCTGAATTGATTGATGCTCTCCAGTTTTGGGGTTCAGTACAAGGTAAATTGTTGCGTGATTGGGGTATGTCTGAAGAAGAAGTTCCCGATCCGTTAGCTG